TATGATGCAACTGATCCTTATATTGTAGCTCTGGATGTCACCGGAGTAACTGGCGATAAAATAGGGCTTGGACAAACCGCTCTTGTGACTCCTCACGTAAAGAAGCGGTCTACTGGTGAGATAGTGAAAGATGACTCCAATAACGAAAAGTATACGTCTTTTCAGTTCTATATTACAAACAATGCCGGTGCTGCGTTTGTACTTACAGGACAAACGCAGACTACTTTCACGGCTCCTTCCGTATCTATTACTCATGCAGATCTGTTGGCTGCAGGTGGAGCTATTAATGGCTATTTAACAGAAGCATAATTATGATAAGCGCAAGTTTCCATTTTAGCCTGGCTCCTGAAGATGCTATCAGTGTGATTCTAAGTAATGAATCACACGTGGTAGCTTGCGCTTCTGATGGAACGCCAAGGGGAGGAGAATTAGCTAAGGCTAATACTCAGGTATCTGTGTACAGGGGGAGCATCCCCATTACTTATGGAATAGAATGGACTGTCGATGAATATGTTTCGGATGGTGCTGCATTTTCTAGATCGAATGATGTTATATCGCTTACATCATTCGACGAAAATTCTATGGGAGGGTATTGCGATATTACAATAATGCTACTTCCACAACAGAAATATATAACAAAGCGATTCAGCGTAATAAGGAACATAGAAACGCCAACTCCATTTTGCGATGGAGAACCTTGGAATTTGACCGCTTCTTATGTTAATGGGCAATATTTGTATTACGAAAAAATAGTATACAAATGGTCTTATTACAAGGCTGGCAATAGTGCTGTTAATCCAAAGGATGATGTTGCTAATAATCCTACAACTACTCATTGGAAAGCATATCAAAACTGGGAGATCCTTGCTACAGACATAGCATTGGCAAGGTTAATTAAAGCTTCTGAGATAGATGTAGATACGTTAGTTGCTAAGTTGCTTAAAACAGCCAATTCAGGGCCTCGTGTCGAAGTCTATGGAAGTATGTTAAATGTTTATGGAAATTTCGCGAATCCAAACATACGATTTGGTATTAACGCCAACGGGCAGGCGGTTTTAACCTATTATGATAATAATGGTAATAAGATCTATGATCTAGGGCCTAAGGGGTTTGACTGGGGTAGTATTATCCCATCTTCCTGGAGTTCTATAAAACTGACTAAGATTTGTAATGTACTTACAAACGATGCTATACCTTCATGGGCTGACGTAACAACGTCTGCGCTAACATCATTTAAAAATGTAACAGCTAATACAGGATCAGTTTATTATCAATATTATGCAGGTTCTAATCCGTCTATTACTGATGCAGATAGAGTGAACGAGAAATATCTATTTGTAGATGAAAGTGTAAACAGCAGCAAAATACCGGATGGATGGTATGCCTTTTCTTCCAGTGAACAATACTTGCAATATATGTCTGATGGCACTAGTGAATATATAAAACCAGAAGATCCAGCTATATACGAAAATGCATCCGGAGTTATAGATCAAGATCCAATATATACTTATACTATAACTGAATATGTAGGTGGCATTGCTACAAGACAGATGAATATTTATTTCAATTCTGATTTGGTGCAATATTAACAAGCTAATATAAAAGGAGATGCACTAAAAAGGCATCTCTTTTTTTAACTTTTTATCCTAAACCATAAAACAATAATATGCAATAAAATAAAGTAAAATGCAATATTGAATAAGCTTATATATGAAATTCATAGATCTCCTATTTTGTCTTTATATTTTAAATTAAAAAAACAAGGAGGGTGAATGTGGAACTAATTATCATTATCTGCCAAGTTGCTGGCAATATAATTCATAGAATAGCGAACATGTTGTCAAACGTCTGGGGATGGGTAGGCAGCGCTTTTATTTTTGCAATGACATATATTGTAGGGTGGTTTGGAGACACAAGGACATCTTGTTTGTATTTAATCCTCATAGCTGTTGGCTTAGATCTACTCTGGGGAATGGCTTCAAGCCACAAAAGAAAAACATTCGCCTTATCCGTTGGTTTCACGAAAACAGCAATCAAGTTTGCTATTTATCTCTCTATACTCATGGTTGTAGCAGCAGCCGAAAAAGCAATATCTGATAATTGGTGCATACTCTTCCGGGCTACGTCTGCAGTTCTTATATGCGCTGAAGGTATAAGCATTTGCGGACATATTTTAATCATTAAACCAGATACCCCGGTTATTAGATTGCTGTGGAAAGTATTACGCTCTGAGATAGCTAAGAAAACGGGTGTAAGAGTCTAAGATGTAGAAGAGTTCTATAATAATTTAATTCAAAACAGAAATGACAGTTAAAGAGTTTGTAAAATGGTTATATCCGGTAGCAAAGATGATGGATGATATAAATCCTATCTTCCGGACAGCACAAGCAGCCCTCGAAAGCGGTTGGGGCAAAAGTAAAATTGGTGAGTATAATCTGTTTGGTGTGACAAAAGGAAGTTGGACCGGAAAGACAAAGCTTATACTTACAACCGAGTATTTTAATACGCCGGATAAGAAGTTTACTTCTCCCGAGAAAGTTGTTAAGGTGGTACCTGTAAATACAAGGTTTAAATATACTGTTTATCGTGAGTTCAGAGATTATAAATCACTGACAGAAGCATTAAACGACCACCAACGTATACTTATGAAACCCGGATTTTCTGATGCATGGCCTTACAGACATTCACCTATTGAATTTGCAAAGAAATTGCAGGATTGCGTAGGTTGCAAATATGCAACTGATCCTAACTATGTAGGTACCATGACAAAGATGTTTGCTATGGTTGAAAAGGTCGTTAAAGACGAGAGTTTATAAATCATTTAATATTATTCATTATGAAAAAGTTTTTATCAAAAATCAAAGAGTTCTCCACCAAGGTTTGGGGATTCATTACAGGGGCTTACAAAAAGATTGATGCAACAGTTGATAATGTAGGTCCTATTGTTATCAAAGCAATCAATGCCTTGAAAGAAGTAAATGACAGTAAGATTACTGATGCTTTGCAGTTCATCATCACGTCTGTTATTCCAGGACAAGCAGACGACAAGATTGTTACTGCAGTAAGGCGATGGTTAACGCTTAACTTGCCTATCATTGCATCAGATTTAGATATTGTGCAGGGAATAGCCGACATTAAAGATACTAACTTACAGTTGCAGGCCATATCCGATGCACTATACAAAATGAATCCTACCAAGAAGGCAGACGCTTATCATAGGTTTGCAAAGGAGCTGTTAGTAACATTGGCAGATGGCAAGGTATCTCTCAATGAAGCAGGTTCATTGATATACGGATTGTATGAAATAGAAAAAACAAAATAAGATGGACTTCATTAAATCTATAGCAGGTAAGTTCACTATTGCATTGCTTGTAATCATCATCCTTTTAGGAGCTATTTGTTTTACTTTGTATAAGAGTGGTGTTAAGTACAAGGCAATCAGTCACGAGCAGAAAGAGACTCTTACTAAGGTTAACAGTAATGCTTATGCATTGAAAGATAGTATCAAGTACTATCAAGTGAAGCTTAAAGATGGTAATGCAACAAAGAAAGTACAGGCCGGACAGATAACGCAGCTTTATATCAAATTAGCCGACTACAAGCAACTTTATTCGAAAGACGCAGAAACGATCAAGGCGATGAAGATAAAGCTTAAAAATGTTCAGAGCGTATCAACAGCGGAGATATCAACTACTAATGAGGTTGAGACTGTCGCGGAAATTAAAGATGATACAATTAAAGCAGGTTACAAAGATAAGTGGGAAAATGACAGCGTGTTTATATCTTTATATAGCAGGTGGACAAAATGGAAGTTAAGGCACGACGTAGGCATTACTATTGTAGACTACATAAAGCAGCATTCTATTCTGTTCGGATTGATAAAATGGGATAAGGTGTATAAGTCGGATATCATAACCGATAACCCTAACACTAAGATTATTTCATTTTCACGAACGCAATTGATTGAGTAATACTATTCTCTCATTTTTTACAATATATTAAAGTTACAAAAATGGCCTGCTCGTGAGAATAGGCCATTTTTTTTATTTAGTGAAGTATCTATATACTTGCATCAATATTGGGTTGTTGGACGTTATCAGATCAATTATTAGTATGACAGGCATTATTATACAAGCGAGAACTAGATCGCGCTTTATACGTCTTAAATGGCTCATACTTGAATACTGTTTTTAAATCGATCTGGAACATACGTTATAATATTGGGTAAACTATATCCGTTCATAAGTTCAAAGAGTTCTTTATATCCAATAGTAGGATCAATTATCTTATTTGTAATAATACATAGGTTATTGTACAATGTAAAAGGTATCAATAAAGCCTTTGGAATAATTGATTGGTCTATTAACTCATCCATGCATTTTCTCAATTGTTCAAAAAGCTTTGTTGGATTATCGGTCATTTCAACCTCATACTTTAGAATAGCAATATCATCTATCTGAACGTAGATATTATTTTCGTCATTCAGAACATCACTGTTTAATACACATCTTTTCATAGTTTTACCTCCAACTCTTCTCTATATAAATCAAAAAGAATGTTTTGTAATTGATGCAAACTTTTTATTTCCTGCCCAAAGTGGTATAAAATAAAATGAGTTGGTTTTAGAGGATTACATTTAAGTATAAATGTTTCAAACATATCTGATTCATATCCAAATAAAGAACCGCTGCCGTCAGAAAAAGGATATTCAATTTTATTAAACCCACAGCTAATAATAAGTTTCTCAGTTAGAGGAATTGGATCAGCTTCCGAAATAGGCAAATCCATATAAATATGTCCTGGCCCTGTTGTATCAGGGAAGTTCATTCTTGCGATATATCCCTGATTTTCTGATAGGCGAATTTCATCTATTCTAAAAGCGTTTAGATTATTGGCTTTTATGAAATGACCGATTCTAAGTTCTTTTGTATCGATCATAATATTTAATCTTTAAATTATACAAATGTATATAAACTTATTAATTTATTGCAAGTATTCCTGCATTACTTTGATAGCTTGCTGTGCGCTGCGAACAACTACATATTTACTTCTGCAGTGTTCTGCTTGTCTCTGAAATTCTATCTGTTCATCACTCTGACGGCCAGTGCTAGTTTTAAATTCAAGACAAAGAGAAGCAAATCCTTTTTTGGGTACCAGAAGAATAACATCTGCTACTCCTGAAGTAACACCTTGTCTTTTCATATTTGCAGCTTCAATCTTATTCCGGCTTCCTCCATTGGGAACGGCAAACAACAGTTTCTCTGGAAGCTTAGGAAAGAATATAGGAACTTCTTTAAAGAACTCAGTCTGTATGTCTGCTTCTTCGTGTTTGATAACGCGCTTCTTCTTGGATGGGTTCTTGATTTCAGCATAGCAATTAAAACAGATAGAGCCATCATTCGTATGAAGAACTGACACTGTTTCCCGTCCACACTCTATACAAGTCTCTTTATTCATTTCAGATATGGATTAAACTGTTGCATTATCACTCTGTTTCTTATTTTCTTTTCTTCCCTTGGAATAGATATATTTGTGTTTGCCTTATTCCTTGATGATTTAATACTCACGATTAGCTTTCTTGCTAAATCTAGCTCCTTGTCATTTAGATCAAGGAGCATGCTTATAACCTCTTCTACTTTTTCCATCTTATTATTTATAATCATAATCCCAGAATGATAACTTACCTTTCACATTCTCAATTGGCTTATCAAATAGAATAGGATTAGCAAGTACCCAGTTGTAGATAGGGCTATCATAGTTCACGCCTTTAAATAATTTACGTTGGCAATCAGGACACCAATGCCAATCAGATTTAAAGTCAGTTATTTTTCTACCGCATTCAGGGCATTTATTTTCAAGCGATCTATCAGCCCAGATAGATTTATGATTTATGACACAGTCTACTATCTCAGCGCTGCCAATAATAGCACTTGAAGGAAGTTCATCATATTTATAACCAATAAGTCCTTTATTAGACGCCTCTCGTATCTGAGCTTCTGTTAATGCCCTCCATCCATATTTTACACCAATTTTACTTGCGTGTATAAGTACTCTTGTACCGATATACTTTTTAGGACATTTCCATGTACGGTTTTCAATATCTTTAATGCCATGTACTATTAGAGAAGCCCACGGCTGCTTTACTGTTAATGCTTTCATTTTTTTATTAAATTTAAATTATAATTCGTCGAATTGTTTTTGAAGTACAGCAAGATGTTTTGCAACGTTTTGCATATAATCAGAAGCAAAAGCTTTCATATCTATGTATTTGCCTTGGGGATAAAAATATGTTTTATCAATGCTGCCATCTTCATTCTCATTCTCAACGCATACATATAAAGAATGAACATCTTTATCAAATGCATTCTTAAACTCTCCAGCTCTAGCTAAATGATTACTTATATCATCAATAAGGGCTTTTAATTGAGCTCCTTTTTTTAATTGTTCTTCTGTCATAATATTGAGTTTAAAAAGGTAGATCATCTTGTGGTGCAGATTCACCGGTAAACTTCTCAGTAGGAGCAGAAGCCGCGTTCTGTTGCTGAGCGTAATTCTCATAATTCTTAGGCTGTACATTCCGTTGTACAACATTCCAAGCAGTCACAGAATTAAACCACTTACCATTCCATTCTCTAGCATCTATATCTATAGAGACATCAAGATCGTTTCCCTGCTGTATTCCGAATTGATCTATCTTTTCATTCCAGAGTGTAAAACAGCATTTTTTAGGATACTGGTCATGCGTTTCTATAACGTAGTCTTGCTTTCTCCATTCTCCGCCGTTACTTTTCGCTCCGCTTTGCAGAGGAAGAACAGCTATTACTTTACCTGATATTGTATTTGCCATATCGTTTTCAATTTCTTGTTCATTATCTAATAATTGATATTCAGGATTACTCCAATGGCCGAAAGTGCTGTGATCGATTGCATTATCAAATCCTGTTTGTTGCCTTCCGTATTCACTATATTCATATCCTGTATACATTTGTCTCAGCTATGGTTAGTTTTGGTTATTTATTACATATCTATATTCAGTCCCATATTTAGTTTTTTGTTCAAATTGACTATTAAATAGATTAATTAAATTATCCTCCGTGCATTCTACCGAATTAACTAGATTACCGTCCAAATCATATCTATTTAATTCGACGCCTAAAAGTTTTGCAAAGGCTGATAACGGTTGTATTATTTTCATTTCTATTGGTGTATAGCTTTCGCATCCAAAGTTTTTAACGGTTGAAGCACCGACTTCCTGGCAATACTTTCTTCTTCTACCATCTTTAGTTCTTGCAAATGGGTGAGATATACGTTCTCCTATTTTAGTAACACCATATCCTGTCCATGCTGCGCAATCTCTACAATTGCATCCACCCATTATCATAGCTTCACATCCTATTGTGTTCATATCTAGTTAATTTGAAGGTTTATACTTCGTGCAATTCTTGCACTTTTCAGTGTCAATCGCAACACTTATCTTCTGCTGTTTAAGTTCTGCCATACAATGCGGTTTATTCTGTATTGAATAAAAAAGGTGTTTACAAGGTTTAATACCCTGGCTCTTTTTTAATGTTTTAGATATATGCACCGGGTACCATACTTTAGCGTTGGTAACAGTGTCGATTCCTCGGAACCAAATATTTCCATTGTCTACAGTCTCGAATGAAGCTATTTTTGCTAGCTTAATATTACCTCTTGTATTTTTATAGGGTACTATATCACCTGTTTTAAATTCTTTCATATCTAGTTAAATTTGAATCAATAAAATATACAGTGTTAATCCAACTACTCCGATGATAACGTCTTTCACGTCCACATACGATTGATCAGGAAAAACTGTCAATTTGAATTTTAAAATTTTCTTTAGTGTTTTCATAGTTGTCTTTAGTTATCTTTAGCTAAGTTATTTAGTCGTCTTCTTCTTCATTGAAGATATTTGCAATCATATCGACAATACTTTCTTCAACACGTTCGACAGATCCGGTTACTGCATTAGCAATATTCTTCTTAGCTTGAATTATCTTATAGACCTTCTCATCAATGGTCTTACGACCTAAGAAGTAATATACAGTAACAGAATCTTTCTGTCCTATACGGTGCGCACGGTCTTCGCATTGAAGACAATCGGCGAACGTCCAAGGGAACTCGATAAATGCGACATTGCTTGCAGCGGTAAGAGTAAGACCAACACCTGCAGCTTTGATAGAGCAGATGATTATATCTGTTTTTGGGTTCTTCTGAAAGCTATCTACAGCAGCTTGTTTCTCTTGTGAAGAGTCTCTTCCGGTTACTGATACGGCAGATGGGAAATGTTTCTTAAGCTGGTCCACTACTTCATGTAATGAACAGAAGAGAATAATCTTTTGTCCATTCTCTTGAAAGTCTTTCACGAACTCAACGACCTCTTTTATTTTTCCTCTTGCTGATATCTGACGAAGGATATTAATCCGGACCATCACCTCACCACGCATTGCACGTGCTATCTTTTCGTCGTCTGCATCCTTATACTTCTGAAGGTAACTTATCAAGTCACGCTCTGCATCCTGGTACTCTTTGCGGTTCGTAATCTCACAAGTCATAACTTGCCTAATCTTTTCAGGTAAGTCTTTTAATACATCTTCTTTTTCTCGGCCAAACATACAGGTAGTACGGAGCTTATAGTTTAGCTCTTTCAGGTTACTTGCTTCATTAGGTCCGGAACAATACCTTTCAACGAAATATTTGTAGCCTCCTAAGTCTTCCATGCGGTTAAGTATTGATAGTTGAGGAACTAAGTCTTTCGGCTTGTTAACAACGGGTGTTCCTGTAAGCTCAAGTACCCATTCTTTATCTTTAGATATACCTTTGCAGAACTTAGCCTGCTGAGTTGAGGATGATTTGCAGCGGTGAGATTCATCTATAATAACAGACTTGAATAGATTGATTGTCTGCTTGAATTCAACATCGCGAAGAGTCCAACGCTCTGACTTTTTTATTCTTTGTACGAAGTATTTCTTCAATGACTCATAGTTCACAATGAATACTTGATACATTCCTGTCTGCCAGAAGAACGGCCATGTATCGCGGACGTTATCAGTCAGCACCATTGCCTTTTTATCAGTGAACTTATGCCACTCTCTTTCCCAGTTGATCTTAAGGGAAGAAGGGCATATAACTAGACAAGGAAAAGATTGCGCCAGATTGATTGTAGCTATACTCTGTATGGTTTTACCAAGGCCGGGCTTGTCAGTGTTCAGGAAACGTTTAAATTGCAGTCCTTGTGCGATTCCTTCTTTTTGATAGTCGTAAGGATTTACTTTTAGTTGATGGTCAACGGTGAGCTGTGGCATATCAGGGATTGAGTATGCAATATCCTCTTCTTGCTGTACTTGCTGATTACCCCAGACTACTTTCTCGAATTGTTGTATCTGATAAGCAAGTTTTTCAAGAGCGACTCTCTGATTGGCCGGAACGGTCCATATTTTTTTGATTGGATCGTATCGACGGCCTTCAATCTCTTTTATCTTTTCTACAATTGCAGGTCTGTACCTGAACTGAAGTTCGAATGCATTTGATTTTAGAATTATGTTCATATTGGTAGTTATAATTGAGTTACTTAAATTTATCTATAAGCTCTTGCGCAGAAGCTTTATGCCAACCATTACACTTAATAATTAGGAAATCATTTCCACTCATGCTTTTTGTGAAACTAAAATGAACCCATTTAGTGCCATCGGTGAACCACTGCTCATCTTCTGAATCGTCTCTTAATGCAGCAATAGCTAGGAATAATTCCTCATTTGTCCCGCAATCAATTCCATCCAACTCAGATATCGTTAAAAAACTAGTGATAAATTTAGTTTGATTAATAGCTATGCATTTACCTTCTATAATTGCATATTCACCATATCCTAATCCTTCTAATTTATTTTTTAATTCTTTCGTGTTTTTACGGATAAAACATGATGTTGTAAATTCATTTTCTTTCATTACGAGTTATTCTTGTATTAATCTGTTAAACCCTTTAATGTTATTTCTTGTGTTCCTTCTATTGAAGTTCAGAATTCTGCTGGGATGGGAGTTATTATTAGAAAACTTTCTTTTCAAATTAGAGTTGTGGTAAATAAGTACAGACCTTTGTTCTAACTTACGCTCTTGTATCGATTCATCGCACTCTATATCTATTAAAGGTTTGTCTTCATATTGGTTTACAATAACAATAGGTGCCATATTTATTAGATTTAAAGCCCCACCCGAAAGCAGGGCTTGTTATTACTAAGCAGTTTCGTCAAATACGGCTGCCGGTTCAATAGTCATAGACTTTTTACTTTTACCCTTTTTCTTTGGCTTCTTTTCTACTCCATCAACTCCAGCTTCGTCCGGAACATCACCGTCAAAGTCAAGTGTTTCTTGCTTGATACCATATTTCTCATTGAAGAGATATTCTGATACTTCCCAGTCGCAACCTTGAATAGCCATACCAAGTTCACACCCAAAAGGATATCCGTCTGTATTATCATCCTGGAATTTGGTAAATGGAGCAATCAAGTTAAGAACCTGACCAGACTTTAAACATTTGATACCAATAAGGGTAACACCTGCACTTTCATCACTTCCACCATGAGTATATCCGGTTACTGTGTATTTGGCAATCTCTTTTTGAATATCTTCCGGTAATGACTCAGCATTGATGTTTCCTGCGTTGAAAAGCTTTGCTTCTGGCTGTTCAGTGATTGTTACCAAGAAAGGAATAAGATCCTGAAATGCGGCTTTCAAATCAGCGTGTACGATATTGTCACACTTCTTTGTAACGTCGTTGCTATAGTTTGCATCGATGAACCTCTCTTTGTAATAAGCTTCGCAACGTTCATTCTTTACCGTTGCTTTCTCGATTGTGTTTTGTGATTTTTCCATATTCTAAATATTAATATTATCTGCTACATTGCATTGTGAAGGATAACGGACTCGGACCGCTGACCTGCTTAGTGTTTATCTTTTAAGTTACTTTATTATTACTAAGCTGCTCTACCACTGAGCTAATCCCTCATTTTGCCTTAATCACGCCTGACTAAGGACTTTCATGTTAAATTTAAAACAGAGTACTATGAATTTTACTTGCTCTCACGAGTTGATTATATAGAAAGTAGGAGTATAACCTGCTTAGTATAGTCTTTCAAAAGTCTTTCCAGACTCAGTCATGACAAAGTATGAATAGACTCTATGATCTTCATTTTTCATAACGAAAAAGGTCTTTTCATTTTCCCCGCAAATTATAGACTCAATCCCTTCTCTATTAGATTCAGGATAATTACTATCCATAATTCGGCTGAACTCTCTTGTGCCGTTATTAACTCGTGAGTATGAACTACCAAGTTCAAAGTTCTCAATGACCTGATCAAATGGTTGGTCTACAGACTCTCTTGTTTCTTCGATAATTCTTAATGTATACATAACTTTATTTATTTATATATCTGGCGATATTGCCATTGTGGAGAAGACAGGATTCGAACCTGCATATTACTGTGCTATATCCTAAGGGTACACAACCATCCTTCGTGCGTCTACCAATTTCGCCACTTCTCCGGGGGATATTAAGTGATATTTTCGTACTTCTTAAGCTTTTCTTTTAGCTCCATTATTTCCTGATCCTTACGGTGTAGTTCTGTGTATATACCCTTTTGTCCGTGAACGTTCAGATTTATACATAGATTGGTAAACTTTTATTTCCCTCTCTGCGTTCTCCAGACGTGAGGAAAAACGGCCTCTAGTATCTCGTGTAAATGTTCTGTTGTTCTCTACAGCAATTGTTTCGTTTCCAAATAAATCAGCCATAATGAAAAAGATTAAGATTAATTACTCGTTTCTTGTCTTAACAGCTACATAAGCCGCAAGACCTATAATTGTGACACAACCAATAGCGGCTATTCCGCTTTGTATAGGATTACCTCCTATTCCTATTAATGCGATGGCTATAATCATCGTAAATAGGCACTTGATAGATTCGTTTTTATTCATTGAAATTTCTCCTTACATTGTTAGTAAATCCGGCCATCTTCATTTCTTCTTTGGCTTTACTGATTATTGTAACACACCATGAAAGCTGATGCGTTGCAGTACGGTTATTACGATCACACCAAGTAACCAAGCGTCTTTCTTCTTTGCAGAGTGAATCAATAAGAGCGTTAACGGCTTTAGCTGTTGCTTTTGCTTCTACTGCTGTTTCACGAAGTGTGTCAAGTACTTCAGACTTCATCGCTTCATCAAGCCAATACTTAGCGTCAGCTAATAACTTTCCGGAGCGGGCAACATATACAGATAGATCATTGCCACGCTGTGCAGCTTCTTCTGCGTTTTCACTCATCGTAATATTTAGAAACATATCCATTTCGATAAGCTCTGCTTCAATCTTGTCTTTAGGTGTGATATTTGAAATCATGGTTCAATTATTTAATTACATTATTAGCATCCAATATTTAAAGGCCAGTTCATCATACTTTTCCTTTCCTTTTAAATATACCGGATCACCTCTTTTTATAAAGGTTTTGAATATCTTACAGTTCTTCTTGCTAATCGCATAAATGAAATCTTGATGGCTTCCGGCTATATCCATATACCAAGCGCGTGATCTATCCCAATCAAAGAAATCAATTGCCTCATTAAACTGCTTTTGTGATTCTGCAAAAGTGGATTTCAAATCGCCTCCAAAGCCGAACTGAGGAAGCCACCAATCCCACTTACAGCGTGTATCAAGAGTATACTTGAAATTGCCATATTCAAAAGCCTGGTTCTTATTAACCATGAACTTTTGAGTGTCAGACTTTTCAAGTACTTGTGCCAGGAAAGCATCTTTGCGAGCTTCCATCCTAAGAGCTTTCTTCATTGCCTCTGCCAGCTCGAAATCTTCCTGAGTATACTTAACTTCATCAACTGTCTTTTTGAAGTAATCAACCCTGTCATTCTCGGTAAGCATTGCATCTATGAGAGTTCCGAACTTGAAGGCTTTCTCTTTATCCCCATATTGTGTACGGGGATAAAGAAAGTTCTTCAATTCTGTAAGGTCTGAGTTGCTAACCTCTTTCCTTAAGTAGTATGTATCAGGGTTATTGGCAGCCATGGTTATTTAAAATTTTATCAATGTCAGACTTCTTATATAATCTTTTTCCACCAATCTCTATAGGGACTAAATATCCAGATTTATTCCATCTCCATAAAGTAGATATGTTTATGCGTAATTTACGGCTGACTTCAGTAGCATTTAACAATTTATCTTCTTCAATGGAGTTACGCTCAAATTCATCTTTAACTGATCTAATTAGATGATTAGCAAACTGTAAAAGGTCATCTAACTTAATTGTAATTGATATATCAATTTTTCTATTGATTAGATTAGTTATAATATCGCAGGGGGCATTATTAACGAAATCATAAGTATCTATTTTATCAACATCCATACCAAAGTATAGCCCATTTCTATTTAAAAATATTTCAATGTCATCAGCGGCTGTATGTCCTGAAAATCTAGTGATATTTTTAATATCATTTTTCCCAAGTTTAACTAAGTCTCTTATTTTATCAATATTTTCTAACTTTAAAGCATTTTTTACACGAGTTATAAAAGGGAGCTCTTCAATTCTAGTATCAAGAAGCTCTAATATATTCTTTGACTTCATGGCTATTCAACTCCTATTATTTTATATGTTAAATACTCAGAGCTTCTATTAGCTAAATTCCCAGATATTTCAATTACGCTTCTTGATACATTTTTATCAAGATTCAATTCTTTTACAAGGAAATCTACCAGATCTTTATTTATTATAATAATATTTTTTGCTCCTTTTGTATTCCTAATAGTAGCTGCGCACCCAGTAGTATTGTTAAATACAAAATGAATATCTCCAGTAATATTATCTTTACGTATCCTTACATGCGTCAATCCACCTATTACTATTTCGGCAGATACATCCTGATTAAACGTAACAGTATGATTACTTTTTTTGTAATTTATAGATATCTCATTTTCTTGTAGTTTTGACCTAGTACATGATTTGTCAAAATCATCAAACGTATAATCTTCCATAATATTATTTTCTATATTAAATTTACGTCTCCTTTCTCTAAGGCATTTTTTACAATATGATCCATACCCATCTGTTTTTGTATTATCTTTTCTAAATTCATCAATAGGTTTTGTTTCATGGCAATAAATACATATTTTCTGTTTTACAATTTTAAAATTGCCAGATTGAATCCTTTTTCTACGAATAGAACTTTGAAGTTCAGATTCGCATGTCTTACAAGAATGCCTCCCTTTATAAAAATCTGAATCAGATTTATTTTTGCCACAAGTTGAACAGATCATAATTATTTAGCTTTAACATCCTCAACATATTGGATGTACTTAGACTTAATATGCTCATCATCCTTATTCGCTTTTTTCTCACAGAAGGTTATCATTTTCTTATGTATCTTCTCTAGCTCGTCAAGTGGAAGGCTCTGACCTTCGTTAATCCACCACATTTGGTATATCTCCAGAATCCCTGCCGGATGAAGAAGCTTTATCTTTTCAGTAACTTTTGCATTAGTAGGAGTAGGAGCAACAGATGCAGAAGATTCGTTAAATAGATTATTCATCTGAGCAGTTTGTGCTTTAGCCTGGGCTTCTTGCTTTGCAGCTTCTTCTTTTTGCTGTTGTTCAAAAGCACGCTGTTTGCGTTCTTCTTCTTCACGTTGCAGACGTTCGGCTTCTTGCTTGGCAGCAGCTTCAGCATTAGTTCTTTTAAGCTGTTCCTGTTCGTTTATCTCTTTAAGACGTGAAGGCAACCGATCAACATAAGAACTAATCAAGTCTTCCATATCGAACTTATACTGCTTAGCGAAGGATTCATATTTGCCAGTCATAGCCTCGGTCATAATAGTAGACTTAGTTAGCGGATCCAGATAAAAAGTAGAAACCGTATCTCTAAACATTTTGAAGTGTTCAACAGGATAAGTAACCGGCCATTCTTTAATAGTGCGAGACTTATCATTAAAGTTCGCATAATTAAGACTATTCCAGACTTGAATAAGAGCATCCGATTTATTATTAAAGAATGCTGTTAAATGCTGATTTAAAGCAAAATCTATAGATGCTTTGTATGTTGCTTTCTCGTTCTCAATATTCTGCCGACGTGTTTCAGCTTCTTTACGTTTGCGATCTTCTTCTACCTTCTTAGCTGCATATTGATTACGCATTACTGTAAGCTTTCCAGGGATAGTATTAATATCTTTAAAGCTAATAGAACTTTCAAGCG